CCAGCATTTTCTACGGTGACCCTGTCAAACTGACAACCACTGGTACCATCGTCAACACCACTGAAACTAGCACTGCACCCGCCACGGGTTTTGCTGGCGTGTTCTTGGGTTGTTCATACGTGAACGCTCAAGGCCAAGTCATCTTCTCGCAGTACTTCCCTGCTAACACAACCGCGCCAACTGGCACATACATTACCGCTTATATCGGTGATGATCCTGACCAATTGTTCAAAATTGTGTCTGTGTCTGGCACTACCGTCGTTTCCGGCATTGAATACGCAGCCATTGGCAACAATGCAGCGTTGGTTCAAAACACTGGCGTTACCGCTACTGGTAACTCTCGTGATGCTATGTTGGATAACACCGACGTGACAGCCACTTTGCCTTTGCGAATCATCGACGTTGTCCCTGACACCGCTTATGTTTCCGGCGGCACCACGCTGTATCCTGAAGTTATCGTCAAGTTCAATGCCCCAAGCATCAATGCTGAAGGTGTTACTAACGGCGGTCACATGTACCTCAACCCACTTGGCATTGCCTAATAAGGAGCTAAATCATGGCTATTTCACGCGCACAACTGCTGAAAGAGTTGCTCCCCGGCCTGAACGCCTTGTTCGGTATGGAGTACGCTCGTTACGGTGAAGAACACAAAGAAATCTACGAATCTGAGACTTCTGAGCGTTCCTTCGAAGAAGAAACCAAACTGTCCGGCTTCTCTGCCGCACCTGTCAAGAATGAGGGCTCTGCCATCTCCTATGACAATGCACAAGAAGCATGGTCAACCCGCTACACCCACGAAACCATCGCTTTGGGCTTCTCCATCACTGAAGAAGCAGTGGAAGATAACTTGTATGACTCGTTGTCTGCCCGCTATACCAAGTCTTTGGCCCGTGCGATGTCTTACACCAAACAGGTGAAAGCTGCTGCGGTCATCAACAACGGTTTCAGCAATAGCTACCCCGGTGGCGACGGCGTTTCCTTGTTCAACGCAAACCATCCTTTGGTTTCTGGTGGCGTTAACAGCAACACTCCTGCTACTCAAGCTGACTTGAATGAGACTTCTTTGGAAGCCGCTGTCATTCAGATCGCCGCTTGGACAGACGAGCGTGGCTTGTTGATCGCTGCTAAACCCAAGAAGTTGATTGTTCCACCTAGCCTGATGTTCGTCGCTACCCGCTTGCTCGAAACCGAGTTGCGCGTTGGTACAAACGACAACGACATCAACGCTATCAAGAACAACGGCGCTGTGCCAGAAGGCTACACCGTCAATCACTTCTTGACCGACACCAATGGTTGGTATCTGACCACTGACGTGCCTAACGGTATGAAGCACTTCGTCCGCACCCCGCTGCAAAACAGCATGGACGGCGACTTCGACACCGGTAACGTGCGTTACAAAGCCCGTGAGCGTTATAGCTTCGGCTGGTCTGACCCATTGGGTATGTGGGGTTCTTCAGGCTCAGCCTGATAAACCGGAAAGGGGGCCTTGTGCCCCCTTTTCTTTTGGTGTATATTGCACCTAGCCCGGGGTAACCCGGCGCATCATACTGACCCGGCAGACGACGTACCGATTGATGCGCTGATCTTGTACGTAAGGACAATTCAAATGGCACTCTCAACCACCCAAAGTATTTGGCGTTCGGGCGGCGGCGATCAAACTCGCACCGCATATTGTGGCTCCGGCGTTATGGCTGCTCAGTTCTACATTGCTGACGCTTCTCCTGCCACTGCTGGCACACAAGTCAAAGTTTCTTCCGCTTCTGGCGCTCCTTCCCTGATCCTGCCCTCTGGCGCAGTCGTGTTGTCCGTCAGCATCACCGCTGAGACTGGCTCTGGCACTTTTGATCTGGGCGCTACTGGCTACACCTCCGGCACTGCTGACAACAACTACATCGCCTCTGGCTTGACTGTTGCTGTTGGTACAACCGACATCGGCTCTGTCGTGACTGGCGCAGCTCTGACCGAGTTGTCCTATGTGACTGTGACTGACAACACTTCAGGCGCAGGCACTGTGACCGGCATCATCACCTACTTCGTGACTGATCCTCTGGTTGGCCAACAAAACGTCTAATTGATCTCGGGGGCTTCGGCCCCCAGTTTTTGAACTAGGAGATTGATTATGGGTATGCAATACGACGTTAAATCACAACATGGCGGCGTTTCTGGCCTAATGGTTCCGTACCGCACCCGCCTTAAAGGTGCGGTCGTTTTTCCGTTTTCCGGCGCTACTGAGTACACTGTTTTAGTGGATGACACTTCCATCACAGGTACGTATGCTCGGGCAACCACAACAGCTACTATTACCTCTGCAAATCATGGGTTAAGTACAGGTCAGTGGGTGTATTTGGATTGGGATTTGGCAGACAACCCATACCAAGTAACCGTGACAGGGGTAAACACGTTTACTGTGACTGTTGCCAACTCGGGCGCAGCAAGTGGAAATGTAACAGTGTGGAACGACGTGCTGTTGCAATTGGATGCTTCAAATCAAACAGGTTACAGCGTACCAATTCCCGGTGAAGGTGTTCTGGCTCACAATGGCATACGTCTTTTCCTTGGCGCTAACACGCATATTACGGTGTTCTATGGCTAAGAAAAACCCCTCCCTCGCAGTTGGACGTGGCGAAAAGCTGCCTGTCTCCAAGGGGGCGGGTTTGACCGCCAAAGGCCGTGCTAAGTACAACGCCGCAACGGGCAGTAACCTGAAGGCCCCACAGCCCCAAGGTGGCCCCCGCAAGAAGTCGTTCTGTGCCCGTATGTCAGGTATGCCCGGCCCCATGAAGGACGAGAAGGGCAAACCTACACGCAAGGCCGCATCTTTGGCCAGATGGAAGTGCTGAAATGGACATCAACACCATTTGGTCTGCGGGCCTGTCGCTCGTCATGGGCGCGGTATGGTTCTTCATCCGCGAGAGATTCGAGGATGTCAAACGGATTGAGCGACTCTTAAACATCACACGCGAGGAGATTGCCCGTGATACAGCTACTAAAGCAGAAGTTGCAAGAGTTACTGACCACATTGACCAACGCTTCAACAAACTTGAAGAAAAAATTGACCGACTCCTTCAAGCGGGGAAATGATGCCAGCAGTAAGTGATAAACAAAAAAAATTCATGGATGCTGTGGCGCACAACCCAGCGTTTGCGAAGAAAGTTGGAGTACCTAAAGCTGTGGGCAAAGAGTTCAGTGAAACCAGCAAAGGTATAAAGTTTGGTAAGGGTTCTGGCACCAGAGCTGATTTGCAAAAAATCAACAAGCCAAAAACCAAACAAGGTAAGAACGAGTTGTTCGCAAAAGGAGGCAAGATGGCTGAGTCAAAAGCAATGGTTAAAAAAGAAGTGTCCTTCATGAAAAAGAAGGGCGCACCCGCATCAATGATTAAACACGAGGAGTCCGAAATGAAGACAAAGAAAATGGCCAAAGGCGGCATGACTGCCAGCAAGATGGGCGCAGTTAAAACCGCAGCCCCCAGCCGCGATGGTGTAGCTGTCAAAGGCAAAACCAAAGGCAAAATGATTTCCATGCCCGGTAACAAAGGCATGAAAAACGGTGGCAAAGCCTGCTAAGGAGCCACTCATGACTGAAGACGACAAGAAGGCAGAAAAGTACCGCAAAGAGGCTAAGACCGGCGGTACTGATGCCCCGATGCCGCCCGATATTGCCCAAGAACTTGCCGACAAAAAAGCCGCTGCCAAAGCTGCTGAAGCGCCCACCACCAAAAAGGACATGGGCAAGAAGTTCGCCGCAGGTGGTTCAGCTTCTAGCCGTGCCGATGGTTGCGCCCAACGTGGCAAAACTCGTGGGACGATTATCAAATGATGGCCTCTCGTGGCATGGGGGCTGTACGCCCCTCCAAAATGCCCGGGGCCAAACGTAAGGCACGCCGGGATAACACTGACTTCACCGAGTACGCCAAAGGCGGGGAAGTTTGGGATAAACCCAACCCTGCTAAAAAGCACAAGGTGTTATCTCCAGCCAAAAAAGCACGGGCAAAGGCAGCGGCAAAAGCTGCTGGTCGCCCTTACCCAAATCTGATTGACAACATGCGGGCGGCAAAATAATGGCAGTTACCTCCGGCTCCACATCATTCAACCTCGACCTGACTGAACTCGTCGAGGAAGCGTTTGAACGCGCTGGGAGTGAGCTGCGCACGGGCTATGACCTGCGTACTGCACGCCGTAGCCTCAACATCATGTTCGCTGAGTGGGCCAACCGTGGCATCAACATGTGGACGATTGAGACGGGGGTCATTGACTTGGTTCCCGGACAAAGCACGTATGCCTTGCCCAACGACACCGTGGACTTGATTGAACACGTCATCCGCACGCAAGCCAACAACACTTCCAATCAGGCTGACTTGACCATCACCCGGATTAGTGTTTCTACCTACGCTACTCTCCCTAACAAACTTCAGCAGGCCCGCCCAATTCAGGTGTGGATACAGCGGCTGGATGGTCAGACTGCGGCCCCGATTACCACGTTGAATGGCGGCATTTCCTCTACCGCCACCACAATCACAGTGACTTCTACTGCTGGTATGCCTGCTTTAGGCTTTGTGCAGATAGGCTCAGAAACCATCAATTATGGTTATATCGACGGTAATACGCTCAATAATTGCTTCCGTGGGCAGAATGGCACCACAGCAGCAGCCCACCTGACTGGGGCGAATGTCTCCGTTCAAAACCTGCCAGCCGTGACCGTTTGGCCAACTCCAGACAATTCGCAGCCGTACCAATTCGTGTACTGGCGACTGCGCCGCACCCAAGACGCTGGTGGCGGTGTGAACGTGATGGACGTGCCCTTCCGTTTTGTGCCTTGTATGGTGGCTGGGCTGTCGTACTACATTGCGGGCAAGATTCCTCAAGGCGCTGAACGTCTTCAGTTTTTGAAGGCCCAGTATGACGAGGCTTGGGAACTGGCAGCGTATGAAGATCACGAGAAAGCCGCGATCCGGTTCGTGCCCAGACAGCAATATATTGGAGGTACATAATGGCTAAGAACAAAACAAGACGCGGTGACGATTTAGTACCGCTTGAAGGCGGCGGTGGAGGTGGCGGTGCTGGGGTCAGCGGTACTAAATGGAGCGGAATGCCTTCGTTTAAAAGCAACGCCAGCTTAATGGACGACATCAAGAAAATAACCGCTCCCCCAACTAAAGCCAAAGGCGCGGCCAAAAAATCCGTTGAACTAGCCGCAGATCGAGCTGTGAGCAGAACATTGGCCAGAGCCGCAGGTACAGCCGCAGCCGGGGCTGGCGCAAAAGCCGCAACCAGCGAGGACAAACCCAAAAAAGCCGCAGTCAAAGATGACTACGAAGACATGGCCGGGGATGTAAAAGCCGACAGTTCAAACCCTACCGGCGTGGCTGGCACAGGTATGAAAAAGGGCGGCATGACCGCCTCCCGCCGAGCCGATGGTATTGCCAGTCGTGGTAAGACCAAAGGGAGAATTGTGTAATGGGGAATAGGTTTGCCAGCGGTAAATGGGCGATTGCTCAGTGTGACCGTTGCGACCAGCGGTTCAAGCTCAAGGTTTTGCGCAAAGAAATCATCAAGACCAAGAACTACGAGCTGTTGGTGTGTCCCGAGTGCTGGGACCCTGACCAACCCCAATTGCAACTGGGTATGTTCCCGGTGGATGACCCTCAAGGTTTGCGTAACCCCCGCCCAGATCGAAGCTATCTTTTGTCAGGCAACAGTGGGTTGCAGATTAACGTGAACGGTGGGACTGGGCCGGATGGCACAGGTACCAACGAGGCGGGGAGTCGAATCTTCCAATGGGGGTGGAATCCCGTAGGAGGTTCTTCATTTTTTGATGCCACATTGACTCCAAATAATTTGGTTTTAACTGTGGAACTTGGTACAGTTACGGTTGTGACGACATAAGGAGTCGATATGGACACGAAAGCAGTTAAACGCATCGCCAGCAAAGAGGTCAAATCTCACGAAAAGCGTATGCACAAAATGGCCAAAGGTGGCGTTACAGGCGAATCCATGCGCAAGTATGGCCGCAATGTTGCCCGTGCAATGAATCAGCGCGGCGGCGCTCGCGGAGGCTAATATGGCAAAGTTCAGCATGAAAAAAGGCGGCAAGGAAGTTGGCCCAGCCAGCGTCTATGCGGAGCCACACACCATGAAGGGCAAGGTAGTCAAGCCTGTCGTTCCGACAGAGACTGGCGCTGCTCGCGTGAATCAGATGAACATGTCTGTTGGCGGTATCAGCAAGGGCAACTACCCTGAGACCAAGACCAGCGGCATCAAAATCCGTGGCACGGGCGCGGCGACTAAAGGCTTGATGGCCCGGGGCCCGATGGCATGACCTATACCGAGTTGATCGCTGCAATTCAGTCGTACACCGAGAATACGTTCCCGGATACGTTTCTTGCCACTGGAGCAACTGTGTCTTCAACGACGCAGTTGAACACCTTTATCACGCAAGCTGAGCAGCGCATCTACAACACGGTTCAGTTTCCATCGTTGCGTAAAAACGTGACGGGTGTTACATCAAGCGGCAACAAATACTTGTCGTGCCCAGCAGATTTTTTGGCAACATATTCGTTGGCTGTTGAGACTGTGGATGGTCAAGAGTTTTTGCTGAACAAGGATGTGAACTTCATCCGTCAGGCGTACCCCAAAGCCACTGATACTGCCACCCCCAAGTACTATGCCTTGTTTGGCCCAACTACAACTGACTCGCTTATTCCGGCGATTACCAACGAGCTGAGCTTCATTCTTGGCCCAACACCTGATACAACTTACAACGTCGAGCTTCACTATTACTACTATCCCGAGTCAATCACCGTTGCTGCATCGGGCCAGACATGGCTGGGCGACAACTTTGACTCCGTGCTGTTGTACGGCTCACTGGTTGAGGCATACACCTTCATGAAGGGTGAGACAGACATCATTGCTTTGTACGACGGAAAGTACAAAGAGGCTCTTGCATTGGCGCAACGTCTGGGTGATGGTCTGGAGCGTAGCGACGCATACCGAAGCGGCCAGTTCAGAGTTCCTCCTCTGGCCCAGAATAACGGAGTGCGTTGATGGCCTTTACTGGGAACTACTCCTGCAACACCCTGCGTACAGCCTTGATGAACGGCACGATGGATTTCTCATCTGATGCTTTCAAGCTGGCTCTGTACACAAACGCCGCAACGCTTGACGAAACCACCACCGGATACACATCCACAGGCGAGGCTTCGGGCGGAGACTATGTGGCTACCGGGCAAGTAATTGCCGCCACTGTTTCTACTGCTACGACGGCGGCTGGTAGTGTTGTGTACGTCACGTTTGCAGCACCAGCTTGGACTGGAGTAATCACTGCTCGCGGTGCATTGATCTACAACAATACCACCGGGGACGCAGTTTGCGTTCTGGACTTTGGTAACGACAAAACTTCAACTTCAACTTTCACCGTAACGATGCCTGCCAACACCAGCACATCAGCACTCATCAGGCTTGTATAAGGAGCGACCATGTTTAACGAAAAAGCAACTTCAACAGACACCGTAAGCGCGGGTTTCGTCGCTCGTACTGGAGCCGATTCTGGGGCGCGGGCAGGCGGCGTGTTTCACGTCCAATGTTTTGACAAAGATGGCAACCTGAAATGGTCTACCTCTGAACCCAACTTGGTTGTGAACGAGGGTTTGCAAGACATGAACACCCAATACTTCAAGGGTGCAACCTATTCAGCCCTTCTGTACCTTGGCTTGATTACTGGCCCCGGCTCAGGCACAACCTTTGCCGCCGCCGATACATTGGCCTCCAAAGCATGGACTGAATTTACCGACTATGCTGGTTCACGCAAGGCAGTAACTTTTGGCACGGCCACAACCGCAGACCCTTCGGTTATCAGTAACTCTGCTGCACCCTCGCAGTTCGTTATTTCTGGTGCTGGCGGCGTTGTAGCTGGCGCGTTTTTGGCTACCGTATCCAGCGGCACTTCAGGCGTTTTGTTCTCCGAGTCTGACTTTCAGGCTCCCGGTGACCGCACAGTTGTGTCCGGCGACACTTTGAATGTGACCTACACGTTCAGCCTCGACGCTGCTTAATGAGTGTTTGGAACATCCGCATTCGCTGAAACCCCCTTCGCCGCATTACCCGGCGCGGGAAGGTCTCTTACTGGCGAAATTGCGGAGTCCGCCACTGCCTCAGAAGTAGTCGCAGCCCAAGCTGCATTTGCTCCTTTAATTTCTGAATCCGCCGCCGCCTCTGAAGCGGTAGCTGTGATTGCGGCCATCTTCGGTGCGGCAATTGCTGAGCTGGCAACTGGAGCGGACACCGTTTCAGCCTTGGGCAATCTGAACAGCATAGTGAACGAATCAGCGGTAGCCACTGATTCTGTAACGGCCACCAACACAATGCCCGCTAGTGTGGACGAGAGTGCAGCCGCCTCAGATACTACGGCGGCTTCTGCGGATTGGGCGGTCAATGTATCTGAATCTGCAACAGCTTCGGACGCTGTTTCGGCCTTTGCTGCGTTCTTGGCAACCATTTTGGAGACGGCGGCAGCGGCTGACTTTGCCGACACCCAGCATGTAATATTTTCCAGCGTAGCGGAAACAGCCGCCGCATCTGACCAGATCGACTCTACTGCGTCTATTCAAGTATTTATCACTGAATCCACGACAGGGGTGGACAGTGCTTTGGTGGCCCCGTCTATCTTCAACGCCGCGATAAATGAATCCGCCGCAGTCATTGACACCATCTTTGCAAACGCAGTCCTTTTTGCTACCATTACCGAAGGTGCGGTAGCCGCAGATCAAATCATCGCAAGACTGCTTTGGGAGATCATCAACGATGCGCAAACGGCTGACTGGGGCAATATCAACGCCTCACAAACAACGACTTGGGCTACGACTGGGACAGCTCAAGCACAAGCATGGCAGACCATCAATGCTGCTCAAACCCCCGGCTGGACAGTAGTCTATGACGGGCAGACCGACACATGGCAAGTAATCAAAACGCAAGGTTGACCAAATGGCACTCGTAGTCAAAGATAGAGTTCAAGAAAGCACCACTACAACTGGCACTGGCACTCTTACGCTTGGTGGCGCTGTTTTGGGTTTTCAGACTTTTGCAATTATTGGCGACGGTAACGCTACATATTACGCAATTGTTGATCCAACTACAGGGGAGTGGGAAGTAGGTATTGGCACGTACACAGCTTCGGGCACAACGTTAAGCCGCACCACTGTTTTTGAGTCCAGCAATTCTGGCAGCTTGGTTAATTTTGCCGCTGGAACAAAAAATGTGTTTTGTACGTACCCAGCGGAAAGGGCGGTGTATTTAGACGCAGCAGGGTCTGCTGTGACTTTGTTAGACATTGGCACACTGGGTGCGAGCACTGCAAACATTACAACGGCGAATATTACATCCGGCACAGTTTCAACAACGCCAACCAACAACACAGACATCGTCAACAAGGCGTATGCGGATGCGATTGCCTCGGGTATCCATTTTCATGAAGCCGTGGCCTATGCAACTACCGCAGCGTTACCTGCATGTACATACAACAACGGCACATCTGGTGTTGGCGCAACGCTGACTGGGAATAGTAACGGCGCTTTAACAGTTGATAGCTACACATTCACTTCTCCTGCGGATAATGGAGAGCGGGTTCTAATTAAGAACCAAGCAAACCAAGCACACAATGGCGTTTACACGCTCAGTCAAGCAGGCAATTCATCGCCGGGTGCGCCCTTTATTCTTACCCGTGCAACCGACTTTGACACTGTTGGCACTGGAGTTAACCAGATTGATGAGGGAGACTTCTTTCTTGTCACTAGCGGAACAGCTAACGTAAACACAGCTTGGGTGCAGCAAACTGCTCCCCCCATAACGATTGGCACAACAGCGATTGTTTTCCAGCAGTTTTCCGCCCCCATCACCTACACCGCTGGGACGGGTTTAAGCGAATCTCCATCCTACACATTCAACATTGCCAACACCGGTACTGCTGGCACATATGGCTCAGCATCATCAGTCCCAGTCTTTGTCACCAACGCACAAGGCCAAGTTACATCGGTCACAAATACAGGTATCGCCATAGCATCAGGCGCAGTCTCAGGCTTGGCGGCTTCAGCAACAACGGACACAACCGATGCTTCAAATATCACAACGGGTACGCTTGGCACTTCACGGTTGTCGGGAAGCTATACGGGCATTACTGGGGTCGGTACTCTTGCTGCTGGCACTTGGAACGCTACTGCTATTGGCCCCGTTTACGGTGGTACTGGCTTCGCCTCTTACGCTGTGGGAGACCTTGTTTACGCCGACACAACCACGTCGCTCGCCAAACTCGCAGACGTAGCAGTTGGTAATGCACTGATTTCTGGCGGTGTTGGGGCTGCCCCTAGCTACGGCAAGATTGGATTGGCGACGCATGTTGACGGAACGCTTCCAATTGCCAATGGCGGCACAAACGCAACTGCAACCCCCACTGCTGGCGCAGTAGCCTATGGAACGGGGACAGCTTACGGGTTTACTTCCGCAGGCACCGCAGGAGAGGTATTGACTTCCAATGGTTCTGGTGCCCCAACATGGGCGGCGGCAGGCGGCGGCGGAGCAGCAATATCAAACGACACAGCCACTGCAACATTTGAATATCCACTGTTTGCGGCGGCAACAACTGGAACCCCAACAACAATTTACACAAGTAATTCACGGTATTTGTACAAGCCAAGTACGGGCGAGTTGCAGGCAACGATTGTTACAGCAGGTGGCGGTTACTTTCTCAACAGCTTAACAATTGCAACGTCTACCACTATACCCGGTGGATATAGCGCTATGTCAACAGGTCCCCTTACCATCTCGTCAGGGGTAACAATCACGGTTAACCCCGGTTCTAAATGGGTGGTGTTATGAGTTCAGTTGTCATTCAAGGCGATACATCGGGAAGCGTTGCATTGAGCGCACCAGCCATTGCTGGGACTGTGACTGTGACTTTGCCAGCAACAACCGGAACAATGTCTATAAATGGCCCTGCGTTTAGTGCTTATAAAAGCGCAACGCAGAGTATTACTACAACTACATTTACAAAAGTTACTTTTCAAACCGAAGAATTTGATACCAATAGTAATTTTGCTTCTTCTACATTTACACCTACTGTGGCTGGATATTACCAAGTTCAGTTTGCAGTTGCACCAGATACAACAACATCAAACACACAAGCGGCTATTTATAAAAATGGAACAGTATATAAAAGAGTGTTTTCTACAGCAAGCAGTACCCAGAGCGAAGTAACTTGTTTAGTGTATTTGAATGGTTCTACTGATTACATTGAAGCATACGCTTTTATAATTGGAACATCGCCAGTTATTGCATCCGCTACAGATTTAACATATTTCCAAGCATCAATGGTAAGGGGCGCATGATGACACTATACGACAAGATCATGGCGCTGTACCCCGCGCTGACTCAACAAGACTTTGACATCAACATCCGCTTGCAGAACGACTCTGATGGCAACGGTGACTACATCAAGGAATGGAATCATCCAACACTGCCACGCCCTACTGAGGAACAACTAGCATGACAACCATAATTAACGCATCCACAAGCGGCGGTTTGGTACAAAGCGCGGATACGTCTGGCGTTCTTGAATTACAAACAGGTGGCGTAACGGCTATGACTGTGAGCGCGGCGCAAGTTGTGACGTTTGTAAACACCCCAGTTGGTGCAGGAGCATTTGCCGCAGGCACAGTTTTGTTGTTTTACCAAGCTGCTGCGCCGACAGGCTGGACACAAGTCACGACACAGAACGACAAAGCATTGCGCGTAGTGTCTGGTACTGGAGGCGGTACGGGCGGTACGACTGCGTTTACATCGGTGTTTACAAGCAGAACTCCGGCTGGTACTGTTTCTGGTACTGTTGGCGGAACAACATTGACCGCCGCGCAATCAGGCGTTCCGGCGCACACCCACGCAGTCACAGACCCAACGCATTCCCACACATTTGCATTGCGAACCACTGATGTCACAAGCACGCCAACGGTGGCAGACGGCACAGGTAACGCTGGTACTGCCGGAACTCAAACAACAGCCGCCGCTTCAACTGGAATATCAATTCAAAATTCAGTGGCGGCGGGTGCTTCAGCATCACACAACCATACCTTCACGGGTAGCTTTACGGGTACTGCTATGGACTTTGCTGTGCAGTACATTGATCTGATTATTTGTGTAAAGAACTGATATGCAACTCAAACCCGGTAATTTCTGCCCACTCATCAAAGAAGATTGTGTCGGAATCAAGTGCTCTTGGTTCACGCAGATGCGCGGGATGAACCCGAACACAGGCCAAGATGTGGATGAGTGGGGCTGTGCTGTTACATGGCTCCCAGTGCTTTTGGTAGAAAACAGCCAACAACAACGACACACAGGCGCGGCGGTTGAATCCTTCAGAAACGAAGTGGCTAAATCCTACGAGCTATCGACGCAGCCTTTGTTGTCCGTTCGCAAGGAGTTGACATGAGTGTAATTATTGATGGTTCCACAGGGATCACATCCCCAGCAATTGATCTAACACTGACGCCACTCGCCGTGGCTGATGGTGGAACAGGCGTAACCACTACTGGAGCCGCCCCATTTGCTTTGAAAGGTGCAAACTCCGACATCACTTCTATGTCCGGGTTAACAACCCCTCTATCCGTTGCACAGGGCGGTACAGGTTTAGCTACAACCCCCGCAAACGGCGCATTGGATATCGGCAACGGCACGGGGTTCACACGCGCCACCTTAACTCAAGGCACCGGCATTTCCATTACCAACGGCGCGGGTTCAATCACTATTGCATCAACTGCAACTCCGCCAACACCGTTGCTCGTAACCTTTGCATCTTCAAATGCAAGCTATGCTGATCCCGGAAGTTCTTACACATTTGTAACAATACAACTGTGGGGTGGCGGTGGTGGCTCAAGCAGAGGCAATCCCGGTAATGGCGGTGGTGGCGGTGGTTACAACACAGTTACTGTACCTAAATCTTATTTGACGTTTCCGCTGTCCGTGACTGTTGGTACTGGTGGCGCTGCTGGCACAGTTAACGACACCCAAATTGGCGGGGTGGGCGGGACATCACAAGTAAATTTGAATACAGCTTACAACGGTAGAACTGCCATTCAAGCATTTGGCGGTGGCGGTGGCGGTCGCCCTTTCAATTGCGAAAGCGTAGGGGGTGGTGGAGGCCCGTTAGCTGCGGGTGGGCAACTTCCGAATGCTTTGTCAACAGGTAGACCCGGCGGCGCTTATAACGGTGGCGCTGGTGCCCAAAGTTCAGTTGCGCAAGGGGATGCTCTTTTTGGTGGCGCAGGAGGAAATACGATTGGCACTGGTGCCGCAAACGCAATATCACTTTATGGCGGCAATGGTGGTGCTTTAGGGTCTGGCGCTGCTGGTAACGGCACTGTACCGGGCGGTGGAGGGGGCTCAGCGGCTGTGGTTAACACTACTGGTGGCGCAGGAGCAGCAGGCCGGGTTACTTTGTTCTTTTACTGAGGATAAAAAATGGCAAATTGGGCAATTATCAATAGAGAAACAGAAGTGATTGAGAACATCATCTTCGTAGCGGATGGCGACACTTGGCCTTCAACGGATACACACTTGGCAGTGGAGTTCCCAACGGAAGGTGTTTCTGGGTCTTGGTCAATGATGGGTATAGGCTGGAAGTATGTAGGCGAGCAATTTGTTGAGCCCCCACAATCGACTGCGCCAATTGATACAGTCTCCAATGTAATTGGCGATGCTCCAGATGTCATTGCTTAGTACCTCGCTCAGCACTGGAAAACTCTCCGGCGTGGTTTACACCTTTGAGAAGGTGGGGGACATGCTGCCTATGCACACCCATAGCGGTGGGAATGCCCACATTACCATCGTGGCCCGGGGCAAGATCAAGGCGCATGGTAATGAGTGGGAAGCCGAGTACAGCGCCGGGGCAGTCATTGACTTTCCTACAGACCAAAGCCACGAATTTGTTGCTTTGGAGGACAATAGCCGTATAGTGAACATCATCAAATAAGGAGTTCCCATGAGCAGTACGTATTCACCAAATCTGGGCATCCAGCTCATTGGCTCAGGCGACCAAGCAGGCGCTTGGGGCAACACCACCAACGTCAATCTGGGCACACTGATTGAGGACGCCATTTCTGGCTACGTGACGTATTCCTGCTCGGGCGGTACCGACGTCATCACCATCCCTGACGGCGCGTCTGGCGTAGCTCGGAACATGTTCATTCAATTCTCGGGAACTGGTGGTGGTACGGTAGAAGTCCCAGCCAAGCGCAAGCTGTACTTCATCTTCAACTCCACGGCCAGCGCAGTCACTGTCAAAGTCAACGGCCAGACCGGTGTGTCTGTACCCGCTGGGGCAAAGCAGATTCTGGTCAACAACGGCACGGATGTCATCACAGGGCTGAACTACATCTCCGCTCTTACGGTTGCCAACCTCACTGCGTCCGGCACAGCCGCCAGCTTGTCCTCGGTAATCCCCAACATCGCCGAGCCGACCACCATCTCAGCAACTGCGGCAACTGGCACGATCAACTACGACGTGACCACCCAGTCCATCATCTACTACACATCCAATGCTTCGGCAAACTGGACGGTGAACTTCCGGGGCTCCAGCGGCACCAGCTTGAATACGGTCATGGCTACGGGTCAGACCATCACCTTGGCGTTCTTGGTGACCCAAGGCACGACTGCGTACTACAACAATGTAATCACCATCGACGGCGTATCTGTGACGCCGAAGTACACCAACGGTGTGGCGTGGATTGCTGGTACTCCAAGCGGTATTGACTCTTACACTTACACCATCATCAAAACCGGCTCTGCCGCATTCACCGTTTTGGCCACACAAACTTCGTTTAAGTGAGATTGATATGCCAACCATAATTACATCCGGTGCAGCAAATGCAAGAGCCCTATCTTCCAATGGGGTGTCCGGCGCGTTTTACATGGGGCACCTTCTTGGCACGACAACGCAAGGCACTTCTATATTAAGACAAGCGGCAGAAGACCCCCAAGGAAATACTTATTTTGTAGGGCTGGCGGGGACATCCAACGCTAACATTAATGTTGTAGCACTTAAAGTCGATAGCTTTGGCAATACTGTTTGGCAAAAAAATTACGCCGGTACAAGTAATTCTACAACCACTTATGGGTCTAGAGCGGTCTATGCAAACGGGTACGTATATACCACTGTAATCGACTTTGCATCTGGAAATAAAACTGGGTATTTGAAGATTGATGCAAGCAACGGCAATATAGCTGCTCAAGTTTCTACAATAGTTAATTCCGTAGCGTCAAACAGCGCCTCTGAGTTGGCAGTTGACTCTAGCGATAACGTGTATCTATTATTAGACAATTGCACGGTTGTTAAATACAACAGCAGTGGCACTGCGCAATGGGCTCAAACTGTAACTTGGCCGACCAATGTATTTCCTGCCGATGCTACTTCCTTCGTTGGAGGGGTAAACATGATTTTAGATTCAGCGGGAAATATTTATTGTCTTGGGCAAATTTTGGGTAATTTTAGCGGCAATTATTATTACGGTCTTTTTAAATACAATAGCAGTGGAACTCTTCAATGGCAAAAAGTTTTTAATGGGGTTAATAATACAAATTTTTCACGACAAAATAACTCTATTCAAGTTTTAAGCATTGACCAGTTCAACAACATATACATTATCGGTGCAGGAAGTGCGTCGTTGTTTAACCCCACTATATTAAAATTTGATACATCTGGCAACTGCGTATTCCAAACGTACATATCACAGTACGTTATGAATGTTCTGTATTCTTCTACTTGCGACCTTTTTGGGAACGTGTACTTATTAGGCCAAGCAGCGTATGCCAATCAGGATGGGCCTTACGGGGTGCCGCTTTTAATTAAACTAACTTCTACAGGAACTGTAGTATGGGCGAGATGCTTTAATAACTCGGGGGTAACAACTTTCCCCGGCATCAACAGTTCAGCGTTCAGGGGGGTGGCGGCAGTTGGGCAATCAGTGTATTTGGTTGGCAACACTACACTTGCTGAAACTGCAACTCTTTCTGGAAATGGAAATGCGTGGCAGTTTTACAAAATACCCGCCGATGGTAGCCTGTTTGGGCAGTACCAAACAGACGCGCAATTTGTTTCCCAGTACAGCAATGCGCTTAAGCCTATTACTGCAACAACGGGTTCTTTAATAACGGTGATAGCGGGAGCGGGTACTTTTGCTTCCGGGTCGATAGCGACTGCGAGTCCTGCGTTAACAGCCTCGACAGGAGGCTTTTCTAACTACATTAAAAAACTTGTTGGCCCACCCTACACGATTAGCCGCAGTGTTCGCTTGCGCTCTTCAGCATCCGCTTATTTGAGCGACACATTTGGTGCACCGACATCTTCAACTATCTTTACTTGGTCTGGCTGGGTGAAGCGCGGCGCGTTGGGAACAACCTCGTATTTGTTTGGGGCAAGCACCACAACCAACTTTGGGTTTAACTCAGGCGATCAACTTGTTTTGACGCTTGCTGGCACTACAGCAGTTACAACCACTGCGGTATATCGTGACCCTTCCGCTTGGTATCACATTGTTTACACGCAGAACGGCGCTGCCCAGACTCTGTATGTAAACGGCAATGTTGCAGGTACAGGAACAACGGCCAATACGGTATTCAATACTGCTATTGCCCACCAGATAGGCGCGGCAAACACCACCAACTATTTTGATGGCTATCTCACTGAGATCAATTTTGTTGATGGCCAAGCTCTGACGCCATCTAGCTTCGGGTTTTCGGCCCCAATCACCAGTCAGTGGCAACCTATTCGGTACGATGGTACATACGGCGCAAACGGCTTTTACATCAATTTCAGCGACAACAGCGGTGTAACAGCAACGACCATTGGTAAAGACTACAGCGGTAACGGTAACAACTGGACGCCCAACAATATCAGCATAACGACCGGTGCAACGTATGACTCAATGCTTGATGTTCCAGTGGCGTATTACGACGGGGCTTATGGGCGTGGAAACTACTCAGTGTTGAACCCACTGGCCAAATCTGTCGCTCCACTTGGTACATTGACAAACGGCAACTTAAGCTATTCCGCTCCGGGCAGTGCAAATTATTCTCGGGCTGTTGGGTCAATGCAATTTACCATAAGCGTCTCAACGGTTGGCGGAAGCTATGGCTTGCGTTCAAACGCGTATTTTGAGGTAACGATCACTGCGGGCACACTACAAATTGGAATCATCCAAATCAATGATGTAACTGCGTCTTATCCGGGCTTTAGTCCTAGAGGCTATGTATATGATTCCGCAACCGGTACCAAAGTAAACAACAACCTATCCGAACCTTTTGGTGCGTCAGCCACAGTCGGAGATGTTATTGGGGTTGAAGTCGCAGGCTCTTCTATAATTTTTTACAAGAACGGTACTGCGTTGGGCGTTGCGTACTCCTCAATGATTCCCGCCACAGGCAACTCTTGGTACTACGTGCCCGTGGTTGGCAACTCTTCTACAAGCGTGACCTCATCTTGCAATATCAACTTTGGGCAGCGGCCTTTCGTCTACCCAAATACATCGGTAAATACGTATCCCAGAGAAGTTCTTAACACTCTTACGTGGTTAAACCAAGTGCAATTTAGGGCGTTGAATTCCGCAAACAGCGTAGCCGCTACGGTTTATACGGGTACAGGCAGTTCTTTGGCTGTAACCAACACAGTTAACAACAGCAACACTTACGGGGACTTGGTGTGGATAAAGGGCATCAGCGGAGCGACTGATAACGTAATCTATGACTCGTCTCGCGGGACAACAAAAGAGTTGATTGTTAACTCCGCCGCCGCAGAAACCACTCAAGCTACGGGTGTCACTGCGTTTAGCAGTACTGGGTTTACTGTCGGTAGCTTAGCCCGTGTAAATACTGCGTCAGCTACTTACTTGGCGTGGCAATGGAGGATGGGAACCGGCCAAACTAAAACCCAGACGGCGGTTTCTACTAACCTTGCGGTAGTAAATCAGTTCAACCCGCTGGGGATTTGTATTACCACTTATACGGGTAACGCTACTGCGGCGGCTCTTGTGCGGGCGCAAACAACGGGGGATCAGAACCCTATAGCGTTCATAATTGTAAAAGCCAGAAGCGCGGCAAATGCTTGGACTGTTTACCATAAAGACCAAGCTGCAAGTTCCCCGCAAGGCGGGTATTTATCGCTGAATTCCACCGCTGGGTACACCGCTGGTACAACTGTATGGAACAACACGTCTCCAACAACTACCGACTTTACAGTTGGCACTTCCGCGCTTACTAATGGTTCTGGGGTCACATACGTAGCCTACACATTCGCCACCGTATCTGGGCAATCAATGTATAGCGTGTACCTTGGCAACGGCTCTGCCGACGGCCCCTTTGTAGACTGCGGTTTCAAGCCAAAAATGATATTGGTCAAGCGCGTTGACAGCACTTCCAATTGGTTCATGTGGGACTCCACTCGCTCCCCAATCAACGTAGGCAGCAACACCTTGTATGCTGATTTGGCGAATGCTGCGGATACCAGCACGGTGGCAGTTGACTTCCTCTCCAACGGGTTCAAGATTCGTTCCGCTACTTTGGCCAATGTAAGTGGTGGCCGCTACGTATTTGCAGCATGGGCTGAAAACTCGTTTGCTTTTGGCAACGCAGTTTAAGGAGTAAGAAATTGATCCGATCAGCATCCTCTTTGCTGCCAATGCTTGCGTCGCCGCCATCAAGGAAGGCTGTGAGTTATACAAGCAGGCCAAGGAAACTTTTGTTGAAGTCAAAGAGACTTATGACGAAGTGGCTGGTGCGGTACAAGAGATTCAAGGATTCTTGGGGCCAGTTGTTGCGTTCTTTGGAAAACTTTTTCAAGATAAAAGCGGAGATGGAGCGCCAGCTCAAGGAAAGCCAGCAGCCAAGGCCAAGCCTGTGGCGAAAAAGAAAGCCTACGTTGACGAAACAAAGGTCATGGCAGATGTCGTCAGTCAGCTCACGGAGTTCTTCAAGCTCCAAGAACAGCTCGCTGCACACATAAGAGAAGAGGAAGAAAAGAGCCAGAACGTCTACGACCCCAACGCCAACCTGATGGAAGCCGCGCTCAACCGAGTTATGGCAATTGACCAGATGGCAGCATTGGAAGTGACGATCAGGGAAATGATGGTGTATCAGTCACCGCCCGAAATGGGTGCGCTGTACTCCAAAGTGTTTGAGATGCGAGGTGTCATACAGGAGGAGCAGGAGAAGGCAAGGCTGAAGGAAGAAGCGCAGGAGAGGTACAAGCAATGGCAACGGCGGGAAGCAAAAAGAGACCTCCAGCAAAAGTCAGCGTATCTCGTAGCGACTTTCCTATTCCTCCTTTACCTGTGGCTGTGGTTCCTGTTCGTAAGTCGTTTGGGGAAAGCGTGATGGGATGGATTGCCGCATGTGTGTTGGTCGCCCTGCTTCTACCGCTGATGGCAATGGTGTATCTGGACAATCTGACAGTCAGCAAAAGGGCTGAAAAGAATCTGGAGAAAACTGAAAAACTTGAGCGCCAAGTGCAAGAATTGAAACGCGAAATTGAAAGGAAAAAAGATGAGTAAACAACTTGAAAAAGACTCCACCTACAACCAGTTTGACACCGACCACGACGGCGTGGTGACGGACGCAGAGCTGGCTCGGTCTGAGCGTATGCTGATGATTGAGAACATGGACAAGATGGCTGACCAGCAACGTGTCATGTCTTGGTTTGCAATTATTGCCCCACCTGCTTTGATTGCTTTCTTGGCTTCTAGCCTTGTGTCTTTGGAGAAGGTCAACGCCCTGAACGGCTTGGCTACCACCTACTGCGCGGCTATGGGAACAATCGTCGTGGCGTTTATGGCGGCTCAAGCCTATGTCCGTGGAAAGACCAGCGATGCGTAACCTGCTCTCTGGATTGATTGCCCTGCTGCTGACATTCGGTGGCGGGTATTTCTACGGCAAGCATGTTGAGAAGGAAGCCCAACAGGTCGAGGTTGACCGACTGAACACCGAAGCCCGGGCCAAAGAGAAGGCTCTGACTGCTGCCGTAACCACAACTGCTGACGCACTGAGGAAGACAAATGAAAAAGCCAAACTTGCCGCAAAAGAGCGCGATGCTGCTATTGACTCTGGTGCTCTCAGGTTGCGGGTTCCTGTCAAAACGACCTGCCCCGTACCAGCCTCCCCAGATACCCCCGCTCCCGCCGGAGATAGTGCAGGAGAAGCACGAGCCGAACTTGACCCAGCGTTTGGAAAAGCTCTTTTCGCAATAACAGACGAGGGTAATAGAGCCATCGAAAAGCTCAACTCTTGCATCAATTTGTACAACCAAGCCCTTGAATCACAGAAAGGTATCAAATGAATCTGACCGCCAACTTCAGCCTGCATGAGCTGACCAAATCCGAGACCGCCCTGCGCATGGGCTTTGACAATACACCCGGCGAAGCCGAGACAGAGAACCTGCGCTTGCTCTGTGAGAAGGTTCTCCAGCCTGTGCGCGACCACTTTGGCAAGGGTGTCAAGGTGAACTCTGGGTTCCGCAGTCCAGAAAGTAATGCTGCGGTGGGAGGATCGAAGACCTCAGACCATTGCCTTGGCCGAGCAGCCGATATTGAGATACCCGGAGTGGCGAACGCAGAGCTTGCTCAATGGATCATGGATAACCTAGAATACACCCAACTCATTCTTGAGTTCTACACCCCCGGCATCCCTGACAGTGGCTGGGTGCATGTCTCTTATGACCCAAGCAACCTGAAAATGCAGGAGTTGACCGCTACAAAAGTGGCTGGTAAAACACAGTATCTTCAAGGTCTTGTAGCCTAAATCGAGGGTGTTATGCCATTACAGAAACTGCAATTCAGACCCGGCGTTAACCGAGAGAGTACAACGCTTGCCAACGAAGGCGGTTGGTTTGAGTCCGATAAAGTGCGTTTCCGTTCTGGCTACCCCGAAAAGATTGGTGGCTGGGTTGTTGATACAGGTGTTGAAACTCCCACAACCCCCATAGGCACTTTTACTTCTGGGGGCACGACAGCCTCCGCTATACCAACAACCGGCACGTTCTGGGGCACTTGTCGCGCCCTATGGAATTGGTTGAATTTAGCAGCCTACAATTTATTGGCGGTTGGTACAAACTTAAAGTATTACGTACAAAACGGTGTAAACGGTTCTTTTTATGACATAACCCCAATTAGGCTAACTCGCGCTACTGTATCCAATGCGTTTACCACCGACACCGCTACCAACATTGGCGGCAAAACAACCTTAGTGGTCAACGACCCCGGGCACGGTTCTCAGACGGGCGACTTTGTGTCAATCTCCGCCACTTCCGGCGCTGTAAACGGTGTACCTGCGGCCAATATCAATGGCGAGCGCCAGATCACTTACATCTCAACCAATACGTACTCGGTGGTTGTTACGGGTACTGCAACAAGCAGTGGCACATCGGCGGTTACTGCGACATTCACTTATCAGATTAACTCAGGTAATGAAATCTTTACCCAAAACGTAGGCTGGGGTGCTGGTACTTGGGGTGGTGTTGTTATTGGTACGCCCACCACTGCGGTGGCTGGCGGGACGCTGTCCAATTCCAATACCACGGTAACTGTGACTTCTACTACAGGGTTTTCTACGCCCACTGGCACACTGTTGATTGACTCAGAAACAATTACATACACCGGGACTACAAGCACTACGTTCACAGGCTGTACTCGCGGGGTTGATGGTACGCCGGGCTCAGGTGCGGCTACTACTCATGCAGATGGCGCAGCGGTTGTTCAATCAACAAGCTTTACTGGTTGGGGTGAGGCATCAGCTAGTGCAGGTGTTGGCCAACAATTACGTCTGTGGAGCCAAGCAAACTTTGGGCAAGATTTAATTTTTGCCCCTCGCGGTGGGCCTATGTACTACTGGGCAAACAACGCTACGCCGACTACATTTGATCGCGCTCAGTTGCTTGGCCCAAGCGTTGCGGTGACCACGTCAACGGGTTCTTTTACTCCAGATACTTCCTGTCCCTCGGTGGTGAATTTTGTCACCATATCCGACGCTTCTCGTTTTGTTTTGGCGTTTGGTGTTAACGACTACCCCGGAACTGCCAGCGCCAACACACAAGACCCAATGTTGATTCGTTGGTCTGACCAAGAGCGCCCAGACATTTGGGCTCCAGCGGTTACAAACCAAGCGGGCAGTTATCGTTTAAGTCATGGCTCTCAAATTGTGACCGCCATGCAGACGCGCCAAGAAATCTTGGTTTACACGGATTCGGCAATTTATTCCATGCAGTACCTCGGCCCACCTTATGTGTGGGGCTTCCAGTTGATGGGCGACAACATCTCTATGACTGGGCCAAACGCCGTGACTACGGTAAACAACATCACCTACTGGATGGGCACGGACAAGTTCTATATGTACTCAGGCCGTGTAGAAACACTCCCCTGCGCATTGCGTCAGTATGTGTTTGATGACATTAACTTGGTTCAAGGGTATCAATTCTTCGCCAGCACCAACGAGGGCTACAACGAAATTTGGTGGTTCTATTGCTCAATCACCGGTACAGATGGTACGGGTACTTTGGCCAATCCAAACGAAAAAGTTGATCGCTACATCATCTTCAATCACCTTGAGCGTACTTGGTACTACGGCAAGATGGAACGGTCTTGCTGGCTTGATAGTCCGTTGCGTCAAGTGCCTATGTCCGCCGGGTATAAAAACTCAAACGGCACTTTGATTTACCAAGAGACAGGCAATGATGATGGCGCAACTACGCCGGGTACTCTGTTACCTATTGAAGCTTATGTTCAGTCCTCTGACTTTGACATTGGTGATGGGCACAATTTTGGGCTTGTTACTCGTGTTATTCCCGATGTGACGTTTGACGGCTCCACTGTGAACAACCCATCATTGGATTTCTCTGTACGCCCACGACAGTTCCCCGGTACAAACTACGGCTCAACGGATAGCCCCACGGTTACCAGCGCCCAAAACTACACAAGTGTGCCGACGTACACAGTGCAGGAATTCACTCAGCAAGTCTATGTGCGGGTGCGCGGACGGCAGATGGCGTTCAGAATTAGTTCCAACGACCTCGGTGTGGCGTGGCAGCTTGGCTCCCCCCGCATTGACGTTCGCCCAGATGGACGTCGATAATGTCACTCCCGCAATTTAAAACCCAACCGCTTATTGCACCTCAAGAGCCGCGCCTGTTGGCGGCTCCCATGCAGTACGACGCTCAATATCAAGAGCAGTATTCAAACGCCCTGCGTCTTTACTTCAATCAAATCCGCAATTTTTTACAGTTGTTTACGAGCGATTCTGGCGGTGCGCTTTTGCAGTTTCCTTTTATTGCCGCAGCCGATAATGGAATTCAATACGCAACAGCGGCCAACACGCCAACAATCATTACATGGGACACGCTTGAAGACGGCAATCAGTTCACCCTAAATGTAGGTAACACTGCCACAGCAAATGTTTCTGGTATTTACAAAATAACCTATAGCCTTCAGTTTGCCAACAACGACAACGTCGCCCATGATGCAGTAGTCTGGTTGCGGATAAATGGCAGTACATCTGCTGAGGACGTGGCAAGCTCATCAACAGTTTTTACCGTGGCTGCGCGTAAAAGTGCAGGGGTTCCAACATTCGTATGCGGATATTCTGAAGTGGTATTCGCTCTAGACGCTGGCGATACAGTTGGTCTTTGGTGGGGCACAAACCAAGCCGCCACTTCCGGTGGTGCAACAGGCTTGTATATTGACTACCGCGCAGCCCAAACAACCCCCATGCCGTACCCCGCAGTGCCCTCTGCTATTGGGTCAATAACATTTGTTTCGGCCTTGTTCCCACCGCCTTGACATGATAGTATCAACCAACCCCCGTTTAAAGAGGCAAAAATGAGCCTGCACGCTGCTGCCCAACACCTTTCTAGTCAAGGCCGAGGTCCTGACAATACGCTCGTCCACATGTCTCGTGGGGAAGTAAAAAGCCTGAATGACTTGGCAATGGCCCACGGCGGGTCTCTAAGTATTAACCCTCAAACTGGCTTGCCCGAAGCGGGCTTCTTGTCAAAACTCCTGCCCATGATTGCCGGAGCGGGTCTGATGATGATCCCCGGTGTTGGCCCAATGATGGCCGCAGGGTTGGTTGGCGGTGGTACTACTTTGATGACCGGCAGCTTGAAAAAAGGTTTGATGGCTGGTTTGGGCGCATACGGCGGTGCTGGGTTGGGGGCAAGTTTGATGGGCGCTGGCGCTGCCGAAGCCGCGAGTATTGCTGGTGCGCTACCTGATGCTGCCGCCGCTGTTGTACCTGATGCCGCCGCCGCTGCCATACCCGAAGCCGCACTTACTGCCCCGATTGCCACTCCAGTTGCGGGAGCAAGTCCGATCATTTCTAACGCATTGCCAGCCAATGCGTCGTTCAACCCAACTCAAATTACCAGTATGCCGGGCACAAACTATGCCCCGAGCGTTAACCCTGTAACACCACCTGTAACACCGCCTGTAACAGCGGCGGCACAGCCGGATTTGGCAACAGTGAATATGGAAGGCCACATGTACGGCGGTAAGCCATATACTCCTTTTGAAGAGGGGTTCCAAGGTACAGCGCCAAAACCGACATTCTCCGGCAACATGGCAAACATGCAGCGCGGGTTTACCGGTGAAAATCTGATGAATTACGCTACTGCGCATCCTTATCAAACCGCAGGCATGATTGCACCTGCGTTGATGCCCGACGATAAAGCAGCACCCGGGTACAAAGGCGATGCAGATATGGGCCAGCGGTACTCTTATTCTGCAAACCCCACCAGCCCCTTACCCACCGCAGACTCTGGCGGTCGGGAGCAAAAGTACTTTGCCCCTACTTACACCAAAATCAGCGACGAAGAAGCCAAGAACATCTACGGTTTTGCAGGCGGTGGCCCTGTGGAAACCATGTCCAATCTGAACGCTATTGGGGCAAACACCGGCTACCCAATGGCTGACATCAGTAGGAGTGGGTATGCAACGCCGTACCAATCCCCCAACCCTCAAAACATCATTGCTGGCAGTCAAGATGTGTCAGTTGACCCATACACCGGCCAAGAACAACGTACCACCCCTGCACCCCAAGCACAATTTGCTCGCGGCGGTCTGTCTTCTGCGGCTTCTCACCTCGGCGACTACTCTGACGGTGGCCGACTGCTTCGTGGCCCCGGTGATGGCGTGTCTGATTCCATCCCAGCCATGATTGGCAAAAAGCAACCTGCGCGTTTGGCCGACGGCGAGTTTGTTGTACCTGCGCGTATCGTCTCTGAGTTGGGCAATGGCTCGACTGAGGCTGGCGCACGTAAGCTGTATGCCATGATGGACAGAGTTCAGAAGGCGCGTAAGAAATCCATCGGCAAAGGTAAAGTTGCCAAAAACAGCCGCGCCGATAGGCTGCTGCCCGCATGACGGTAGAGTACGCAAATGAAGACCCCTCCACATTCATCGAGGAGTTGAAGTTGTTGATACCTGAGCACTACGAAGAACTTTGTGTGACCAAGGACTTCCCCTTGCTGCCGGACTACGAGGGGTATGGCCGACTGGTTGTAGCTGACATGCTCAGGTGCATCACTTGCCGTAATGACGGCAAACTGATCGGGTACGCTATCTTTATTGTGCAACCGCATTTACACTACAGGTCTTGCAAAACAGCCTTTGAAGACCTGTATTTCGTCAAGAAAGAATTCCGTCAGGGCCGTATAGGAATACGATTATTCCAGTACGCAGAAGACGTGCTCAAAAAAGCTGGTGTGAACAGAATCATCATGCACACCAAAATCCATTTGGATAACTCTCGGTTGTTTGAGTACCTTGGGTACAAGCACACCGACAAACTTTTTACCAAGATACTGAGCACGGAGCCTGTATGAATTACTCCCGTAGACAACTTGAAGCTTTTGGCGAACCATTTGGCGAATCAGCCACCCGTGTAAAACCCGGTGGTCGCATCTACGGCGGCGGCGGCAGCTCTGCTCCACCCGCAGAAACAACTCAGACTGGTATTAGCGAATTGCCAGACTGGGCTCGTGGCTACGCAAAAGACACCCTTGCAAAAACTGCGGCGCTCAGTGACCCAAGTCAGAACCCGTACAAGCAGTACGGTGGAGAACGCATTGCTGGGTTCCAACCTATGCAGCAGCAGGCATTTGGCACTATGGCTGGGTTAGATGCTGGCCCCGAAGCGTTTCAGAAAAATATCGGCTCGTACATGTCGCCCTACATGCAGAATGTGGTGGACATTCAAAAGCAAGAAGCGGCGCGGCAATCAGGAATCATGGGCCAACAGCAAGCTGCTGGGGCAGTTCAACGAGGTGCATTTGGCGGTAGCCGCGATGCAATTATGCAAGCTGAGCGTGAGCGCAATCTTTCCCAACAAATGGGGGATATTCAAGCCCGTGGCTCACAAGCTGCGTATGACCAAGCTGCAAATCAATTCCGTCAAGGTGTCACTCAACAGTCTGGACTTGCGCAAATGCAAGGGCAAATGGGTGCGCTCCAACAGCAGCAAGCTCAGCGTCCGCTGGACATGGCGTATCAAGACTTCATAAACCAACAAAACCAACCGTACAAACAGTTGGGCTTTATGTCCGACATGATTCGCGGCTTGCCGTTGGGTCAGCAGTCAACTTCTTCCATTTACCAAGCTGGTCCTTCTGGGCTGCAAACGCTTGGTTCATTGGGTATGGGTGCTTATGGCTTGAGTCAGTTAGCGAAAGGCGCGGAAGGTGGTTTGGCTCAGTCGTATGCAGACGGCGGGGTAACCAGTCAAGACAATGTAGAAAACATCATCAGCAAGCTGAGCCCCGAGCAACTTCGGCAAGCCAAAGAAGCCGCCTTAAACCGCAGAGACGTACAAACAGTCGAGATGATTGACGCTCGATTGGCTGAGCTTGCCCAGTCTAAATCTTTGACTGCGGGTCTTGGCAGTGCGTTTGACCAGATTGAACCTGAACAGCAAGAAGCAATGATGGCGGGTGGTGGCATTGTGGCTTTTGCAAACCGAGGTCTGGTGGACGACGAAGATGAAGATGCTTCCTCAATGGATTTAGCCAGTTTGATGGGCGCAACTGAAGGTAACCCTGCTGCGTATAAGCAAGTCACCAGTATGTTTCCCGCGCTCATGGCTCGGGTGGCTAACGCCCAGTACACCCCAATGACGGACACTCAGTACAACGACGCTATTACCAAGCGCCGTAAAGCATTGGAAGATGGTGCTGGCCCCAGCCCTTATGCCGACTACGAAACCCGACTGAAGAATATGGAAGCCGAGGATGCCAAAGGTTTAAACCAAGCCAAAGGGATTGCCGCGCTTCAAGCCGCTGGTGCAATGCTACAAGGCGGTAACGCAATTCGTGGGTTAGGCGCTGCTGGCAGTGCGTTTGCTGGTGCATACGGCCAAGCCCTCCAAGCTGACAAAGCTCAGAAACGGTCCATGATGAGTATGCGCATGAACTTAGAAGACGCGCAACGTAAAGAACGTATGGGTTTGACTCGTGATGCTATCTCTGCCGCCGACCAAGCACGTAAAGACCACGATGCCGCGCAACAATTTGGCATCAAAAAATCTCAAGCTTTGGCGGCTGTTGCTGGCAAATTTGCTCAAGCTACCAAGCCTGTTAAGGGAACTGGTACAGGTGGTGGGCCTAAGCCGCTCAAGATCAACGAGCAGTTGGCCGATGCGGAAGTTAAATTTGAAAACGACCCAACCCCAGCGAATGAAAAACGAGTCATTGCCTTGCGCCGCGCTGTAGATCGCACCAAGACTTCCGATGTTGGCCCAACTAAAGCAGAACTTGCTGAGGGAGCAATTGATGAGCCAACCCGCAGAGAAGCGTTGAAAGCTCTTAATGAGCTCAAAATGTCTCGCACACGCAAGAAGGATTGGAACGCTATGGTTACCAAGCATGGATCAGAAAAAGCCGCTAGTGAGGCGTTTATCCGTGACTACGACCCGACCAAAGCAGCCGCGCCAACTGCTGCACCTACACCCGCGCCTGCGGCTAAATCGGTACTGCCGCTCGGCACAACCACGGGTAAATTTGTACAGGGCAAAGGAACAGAAGTACTTAAGGATGGTAAAGTGATCGGGTATGCAAATTAAGCGGGTGATATATGGCACAAACCTTTACCTCCTTCACCCCAATTGAAGAAGCCGAACCTCAATCTGCACCCACATTTACTTCGTTTACCCCAATAGATGAACCGCAGCCAATCCCTGCGGCTCCCTCTACTACAGGCACCACTCCACAAGGTATGGCGGGATATGTTCCACGCCGTAAACCTGCACCTGCGCCCGTAGACACTAGCGCCCCACCCGCGTACAAGAACCGTGATGAGGCGGTCAATGACGCAATCAACTTGTTGGAAGAGGGCGCAGACCGCGAAGAAATCAAAGCTGCGTTCACCAAGATGGGCGTGCCTTGGGAAGAAATTATTGCTCGTGGCCAGCAACGTGGCAGTGACTACTTTAAACAAACCACCGGCCCAGTCTCCAAAGGCGCAATGCCACCGACTGGAGAAATCAAAGCAAGCGAGGAACCCGGCTGGTTGCAGGGCACAGCCAACTTGTTCAAGCGTGTTGATGCAAACCTTGGCGACACAGCCACGGGGCTATTGCTCCAAACAGGCGGTATGGAGCCAGACCAAGCTGGACGAGTTATTGCCGCAAATGCAAAACGCCGAGCCGCTGCAATGCCAGACTCTGAAACTCGGGCGCAGATGGAAGAAATTGGGAAGGCTAAAACTTACGGCGATGCTGCGGTGGCTTTGTTTACAAACCCTCGTGCCACTACAACTATGTTGATTGAGTCGGTGGCTACGTCTTTACCCATGATGGCCCCCGCCTATATAGCTGGCGGTATCCCCGGGGCTGTTTTAGCTGGGGTGTCTTCTGGCGGTATGGAATACGGCGCAGTAATAACCGATGTGCTCCAAGATAAAGGCGTTGATTTGCTTGACCCAAATGCGGTGTCCAATGCTTTGAACGACCCCAAAATCATGGAGGAGATCAAAAGCAAAGGTGCAAAACGTGGATTGATTGTTGGCGGTTTTGGTGCTATCTCTATGGGCTTGGCCGGGCGGTTCTTAAAACCCGCAAAAGATTTGATCGCTGCGGGTAAATTAACAGGCGTTGCGGCCAAAAAAGCTACTGCCGCCGCTTACGCCAAAGAGCTTTCCATGCAGATGGGTAGCGGTGCAGGTGGTGAGTTTGTTGCGCAAAAAGCTACTGGGGATAACAAGCCCGTCGATGTATTGTTAGAAGCTTTGGCCGAGGGCGTGTCAGCCCCGTTAGATGTCAAGGCCAATCTGCGCGAATCTGCGCAACTGGAGAAGCAGGCGGCGTTCATTCCTTCTGCTGAGCAGATCGCTCGGTCAAAAGGGTTCCTCGTGCCCGAAGGCAAAGCTCCTTCTAAAGAACCCGCACTTGATGATGCTGCGCTGATTGCTGCCACTGCTCCGGATGAAGGCGCGGAACCACCTCGGCCCTTTGACGATGAAGAGAAAGCCGAAACTACAAAAATCATTGCGCGGCTGGTAGAAAGTGGACAGCCCATTGACAGCGCAAACCGTATCGCAGTGAAGCAAGTACTGGAAAAACGCAAGAAAAAAATTGCTGAGTTGGTCACTGAGCCAACTGAGGATGAAGTTCAACAACGCGCCAAAGAACTTATTGACCAAGGCATGGAGCCTGTCGAGGCGATGAATCTTGCCCCTGTGCAGATCATGGAAGAACGTAGAGCGGACGCACTTGCAGAAGCAGAAGGAGCCGTAAATGTTAGACCGACTATCACCGAGCCAAGTGGAGCAGGCGTTCCAGTGGCTGGACAGCCCAGTGCAGACACCGCCCCCGGAGGAGTTGGAATCGCTGAGCCAAGTGGAATGGTTCCTGCTGGACAGGATGTTGCAGGGGCTGCTACAGGAGAAGCAACACAGCCCGTTGCAATAGTTGACCCGTTTGAACAAACCACCCAACCAAAACCATTGAGCACTCTTGAGTACTTTGATAAACGTGATGCGCTTATGGCTAAGTTGGATGAAGTCCAACAACAAGGGAATGACTTATTTGACGAGCAAGAAAAACTGCGCAACAAAGGGATTTACGAAGGTAAGGGTGGGTCTGAATACCTTGACGAGATAAATGAGGCAGAAAAACAACGCCAAGCTAAAAATGCGGAGTTTGACGAAATTATTGCGCAGATTGACGCGCTTGATGCCGAAAGAGCCAAAACTAGAGGAGACCAAGTTGGCACTGAAACCACTGAAGCCGTCCAAGCAGAAACGCAAGGACAAGAAGCAGCCCCCGTTGAATCCATTACCAAGTCAGACGATGTAATTGCTGAAGAAGCTGAAATTTCTGATGACGTTGCTGACGCCGTCGGGGATATAACTACTCTGCCTACTGAAGAAGCGCCAAAGGGTAAACGTGGGCCAAAGGGTGCTCGTCAAACCCCAGAGCAAAAAGCTGCCAGCGATGAGCGCCGCAAACAGCAACGCAAAGACTACAAGCAGAATGTAAAAACTGTCGATGCCACTGAAGCCGCCCTCAACGAAGCACTTGCTCCTATAGACGAAGAGACTATCGGTTCAGACGAAGCTTTGTCTGCCGCCCAAACAGATAAACGTGTCGGCAAAATCCAAGCAATTAAATCCTTGGTGCTGCTGTCTCGTTCGCTCAAAGGAACCAAACTCGGGGATCGCGTAAATGAGCTGTTGAAAAACCCAGCCATTACCCCCGCAGAACTTGAGAACGTCAAGAAGGGCATCGCTGCCCAAGTATCTAAAGCTACGACTGAGGTCAAAGTTGGCCGAGCCGATACTAGATTCAGCAAGATGACCACTGGCCAGCAAGCACTGCGGCACGTCATCAAGACTGGTAACGCGTTCCAAAGATTCTTGGCCGCTCGTCTGCTGCCGTTTGTAAAGAACGTGAAGTTCCAAGTAATTGAAGAAGGCGCACCGTTACCCCCTCAGATTACTGAAGGAGGCGTAGAGGCCGACTGGAATGAATCTCGTGGCATGTTCTTGCGCACTGTGGCTACTGGAGAACGCTTTGTCTTTGTTCGTGGCGCAACTGGAGGCCCCAACCAAGGCGTGAACAACGTCACTGTGCTGCACGAGATGCTGCACGCCGCACTTAATGAAAAAATAGCTATGGCCGACGGAGCCATCAGAGCAGGCAAAGACCTCAAGTCTGATTTGGTGAAATCGTTTGATGCCTTGCAGGGCACTATGGACCTGACCCTGAAGCGCGTAAAGGAAATGCTCGACGCAGGCACATTGCCAGAGTTCATGGGTGAGCTGGTGGTGTCCGATATCTTTGGCGACCCCCGTGAGTTTGTTGCCTATGCAATGTCTCACCCCCGCTTCCAGAAGTTCTTGATGGAAACCGAAGGCGCTATTAAACAGCCGCTGTTCACTCGGTTCGTCAACAACGTGCGGCAGTTCTTCAACATGGGGGCAATGCACACCAGCGCCCTTGCAGATGTAATCACCATCACCGACAAGATGCTCAAGTCTCGCCTGACTGCCGATATGCGAGCAGAGATTGCTGCGGAACGAGCAGGTGCAGATACAACAGAGGTTTCTTCCCAACTCAAGTCTGAAGGCGAGAATGAGTTTGGTGACCCAATCCGGTCTGCCGCCGAGCTGAAGAAAGACGCAAAGATTGCCGCAGAGAAAGTTCGTGTGTCTCGGCAGGGTGAAGAAGGCGAAGATATTGAGGCCATGCAGTTGGCCCGTGACCCTCGTCTGGTGCTGAGTATTCTCCAAGCTTTGGTTGCAAGCAAGTGGAAGAACATGTCATACGACGCTATCCAAAAATTGGTGGCGTTGCCTACGGCTACTTTCTTAGCCGATTGGTCAGGTATTGATTCTTTAAAAGACACCGACAAACAAATGCAACAGATGATGGGCATGTCCCAGTCGTTGCAAACCGGTGCGCAGAAGATTGTGGCTTCACTCAAAGAAGAGTTAAACCCGCTGTTCCGCAGTGCCAAGAAGTTCCGTACCCAGTTTGAAAACTTTGTGTATGAAACGACGATTGCCCAAGTTGACCCTTCTGACCCCAAAGCCACCGAACGTAGTCCTGAGCTAGATGCCCAATGGAAAGCACTCGGTGAAAAGGGCCAGCGCATGTACCGTATGCTCAAGCAGTACTACGAAGACATGGTTGACTTGTACTCTGATTTGCTCGATCAACAGATCAACAACATCCAAGGCATGAGCCCCGAGGGGAAAAAGAACCTCATCAATGTCTTGCGCAAAACCTTTGAGACCGGCGCACGTATTCGCCCCTACTTCCCATTGGTTCGCCGTGGGGATTTCTGGTTGCGCGTAGAGGAGAAAGTTGGCAAGGAAACCAAGCAAGCGTTCTACATGTTTGAAACGATTGCTGAACGTGACCAAAAAGCATCGGAGCTTGCAGCCGAACGCCGCACAGATTTAGAAGACCTGTACACCAGCGGTAAGTTTGACAAAGGTGAGAACGTAAAGACTCTGCGCACAGCGAGCCAAAACTCCAGTGCCATGCTGACTCAAATCTTTGACGCAATCGACAAAGAAGACCTTGGTTCTGCTGAAGCTAAAGAAGCGTTGAAAGATGCTATCTATCAGGTGTACCTCAACACCATGCCTGAGCAGAGCTTTCGCAGTCAGTTCATCCATCGTAAAGACCGCGCTGGTTTCAGCACCGACGTGCTCCGCAATGTGGCTACTACAGCAACCAAGACTTCAATCCAGTTGGCCAAGTTGAAGTACGCCCCCTTGCTGCGCAATTCTTTGTCGGCTGCAAGAGACGCAACCAAGATGCGTTCAAACCTGTCACCGTTTGTTGAAGAGATGCAAAAACGAGTGGACATGGCGCTGACTGGCCCCAGCGAAGGTCTTGGCGATGTGATCGCAGGCGTGGCAAACAAGGTCTCGTACTTCTGGTATCTGTCCAGTGCGGCTTCAGCTTTGATTCAGCCAGCCAGTATTTATATTGCTGGCCTGCCTGTGCTTGGCGCAAACCACAACAACATCACCGCCGCCGCAAAAGAGCTTGGCAAAATGATCGCGTTGATGAATCAGTACAGCGTGATTCGTGAGAACGCTGACGGTACAACTTCCTTGGTTGCACCAAGTCTTGCCAACAACACCAAGTTGCCCGAAGACGAGCGCAATGCTATTCGTGAAATGATGCAGCGTGGAGTTGTTCAGTCCACCTACTCCTCCGAAGTCTACGGATACAGAAGTACCCCAACCCGGGAAGCTTCAACCATGCTGGGCAAAACCAAGGAACTCGGCAAAGAAGCGGCTGATTTGTTGGTCGGCAGTCTGATGCACAACACTGAGCGTTTGACCCGTGAGGCAGTGTTCTTGGCCTCTTACCGTTTGGGCGTTCGCCGTGGGCTGACACCTGATGCGGCTATCAATCAAGCTGTGTCCGACGTGAACGAGGCTTTGGCCAACTACGACATTACCAACCGTCCCCGCTTCATGCAACAGGGCATCGGCAAAGTGGCGTTGCAGTTCAAGATGTTCCCGTTGCACACTGCGCTGTTACTTGCTACAAACTTTAAGAAAATGATGCCGTTCTTGAACAAAGAAGGCAAGAAAGCTGCGGCTATTAAGTTCTTCGGTATTTACCTGACAGCGGGTAGCCTTGCTGGTTTGGCTGGTCTCCCCTTCCCATTCCTTGGCGTGATTGCCGCAGCTTTCCGTGACTTGCAAGACGACGAAGATTGGCCGGAAGACCTCAAAAACATAGACTCTGAGACTTGGTTCCGCACTGTGTTCCTGCCCGAGAAGTTGGGTGAGGTGATGATTGGCGGTGTTCCGGTTAGCGAGATTTTGGAAACCGGCCCACTCAATGCCCTTACAGGATTGGCGATTGCCGAGCGCATTGGCTTGAACGATTTGACTGGTAGGGATGTTAAAGAATCCAAAACCATGAACGAGGCCACAAAGCTGTACATGATTGAGAAAGCTGGCCCTGCGGTTGGTGTTGGGCTTTCTATTGCTGATGCGTTTGATGCCTATGCAGTTGGCGACTATCAGAAGATGATGGAAAAGGCGACCCCAGCGGTTATCCGTAACTTGCTGTTGGCGAACAAAATGGCCAACGACGGTTTGAAAGACATGAAGGGGCAGACTGTGCTTGACCCCAATTTAGTTTCCACTGGTCAGATTCTTGCGCAAGCCATCGGTTTCCGCCCTGCGTTGCTTGCTCG